ATATAAAAAACTATGATATACTCATCAGATAATACACAACTAATTTAAAATTAAAAAAATAATATGATCGGAGAAACAAAAGGAAGTAACATACCAGTTTCAAGTTACCAACCATCGAAAGCAATTTCTGATTTCACATCTCATGTCCGTGAAGATTTTTCACAAGGAATAGAAATACTAAATAAACCTTGGATAGAACTAGGAGACCTTTCTGTCATTGAAAGAATGAACCGAGACCAAAGAACCTTTAATGCTTTTGTAGATGAAGATGTAGAAGACCCCTCACAAGCGTGGAAATGGCGTGGTACGCGTTCTAAAGCTCGCAACAAGGCAATAGCCATGCACGCTCAACTTACCGCAGGCTACATCATTCCTATGTTCATGGCACAGAACGACAATGACGAAGAAGACAGAGACTTTTCAAATATCATGAGAGACATCTGTGAATGGATGGTAAACAACTCAAACTATAAATCATCATTTCTAATGGCAACAATGGGAATGCTCGTAAATCCTGTAACTTATCTCGGAGCAGAATACGCTCAAGTCTTTCAGAAGATAAAAGAGAAGACTGATAAAGGGTACACAGTTACTGAGATATTAGATGAAGTGTTATCAGGTTTTCAAGCACCTGTATACACAGCAGATCAGATTTTAATAACGAATGCTTACGAACAAAACATCCAAAGACAACGAGGAATTATCAAGCGAAGGTATATTGAGTATTCAGAAGCCGAAGCAAAATACGGAGAGCATGAAAATTGGCAGTATGTCCAGAAAGGAATTAAATCAGTTTACTCTGATGATCAAGGATTATTTTATGATATAAAAGACGACGAGCATCCAAATCTTGTAGAAGAAGCAACAGCAATGTATCGCAGAGATGATACTGAAGTTTGTTTCCTCAATGGTATTTATCTAGGTAACGAAGATATAGAAGCTAATCCTATCCTTCACAGAGATAATAGAAACGCACCGAAGTACAACGTGGTACCTTTTGGATATCAAAGAATAAATGAGCATTTCTTTTATTACAAGTCTTTGATGAATGCACAATACTGGGATAACAGGTTACTTGACGCACAATACGAAGTAGGAATGAACCGAGCATTTCTTGATACAGATATGCCAATAGCTATTACGGGAAAAGATAATATAGACAGCGATATAATCTTCCCTAATTCAGTGGTCGCTTTCGCTGATAAGGATGTAAAAATAAGCCCACTTCTTCCTGCGGCTAATCTCGGTAATCTATTTTCTGGAATGGCTATCGTAGAGAAGTCTATTGATGAATCATCAGTCTCAGATGTTACTGGAGGACAATTACCAGACGCAAACCAGAAAGCTACAGCTCTTAATATCGCAGAAAAGAACGCTCGCACATTACTGCAAGGTGTTGGTAAAACTCTTGCTGAGGCAATAGTGCAATACGGGGGACTTATGGCAGACATTGCAGTAAATCATTTGACTATTCCACAGATTATGGAGATTGCAGGTAAAGAAGGAAAGATGAAATATCCTACCTTCATATTAGAAAACAAGGTGTCAGAAGGGAAGAGTGTGTCAAAAGTATTGAGATTTGATGAGTCTCTATTAGGTAAGGCAATGTCTGATAAGAGAAAGTCTGAAAAGGAGATAGAACTTGCTATTGAAGCTGGGTATCCAGATGTTAAAAAGATTATTTATAATATCAATCCAGAACTATTTTCACGCATGAAATATCTTGTACGAGTAGAACCAGAATTGATGTTCCCTAAGAATCAAGAATTTATGCAGGCTTTAATGTTACAGATACAGACACAATTTGAGGGAAATCCATATATTAAAGTCCCTGCTCTTACTCGAAAGACACTATATCAATTCTTCCGAGGAGAGACTGAGGAACTTTTGAAAACTCCAGAAGAAGTCATGGCTGATCAACAAAATGCACAACCTGATAAAGGAAAAGGTAGTCCCGTTGGTAGTATGGCAATTAACAAGGCGTTGTCTACGGGCTTGCCTGTATAATTGGCTATGGTATAATTTAATCAATTAGAAACAATTAACAAATAACTAAACTAAAAAAATGGAAATTCAAGGATACATACTTTCAAATCTAGAGAAATTAGACAGAGCATTAAATGGGGTTCAGTTAAGTAATAGCAATCGTAGTGGTGGTGTAGGTAACGAAGCCTATTTTGATGGTGTTTGGAAGCGTGGTGATAAAGAATTATCTGAAGAGGAAGTAGTTAAATTAGAATTTGCTGTCTTGGCAGAGTATGATAAGTTTGCAGGAACTATAAAAAGAGGGGAGGATAAGGTTAAAAATGGTTCTTTCTGGAACTTTAAAGCTAAAAAGCCACATATAACTCCTATTGTGGAGTTTGTTTATCGTTTCGGAAATAAGGTTATTACTGTTCCTGATGGTGTAGAACTTCCAGGTGAAGTAAAAGCTAAGAAGATGTTAAAGAAGATAGAAGCAGATAATAAGGAGGATAATAAGACTAAAAAGATAAAGAAATAATTATGGAAAGCACGGAGCAAAAAATACTCCAGAAACACTTAGCTAGATTTATCATAGAGGACGTTTACAACACCATAACAGAAGATGATATACTAAGGATTACAGCACTAAATGTATGGAGCCATAAAGGAACTCCACTCACTCCAGGGCAAGTAGTAGCACTCAGAAACGAAGCTAGAGCGTTAAAGGAATCAGGACTCTGGAAGATACTACGATCTGAACTACTATGGCTTGCTAGAAACGGATACAGTAAGTCGAAAGGAGAATCAGACTTAGTGGCAGTAAAGATACTAGAGCTTCTGGTAAAGACAATAGAAGAGAAACTTGACACAATGACTAAAGTATAGGATTGGATTTCCAAAGAGTGATTGGGTCGATACAATTACTCAATTGGGAATCTAACCCCCTCACAGCAGGTAGCTGATGCTCGCAAGAGCTTTATCAATAAAAGTCTACTCAGACTTAAAATGAGATGCCATATTTTTATGACTGAAGAAGAAAAACAAGCTGAAACTGCCAAAGCTGAAGCAGAAGCGAAAGCCAAAGCTGACAAAGAAATAGCAGATGCTGATTTTGAAGCAGGGATTGCAGACTTATCCGAAGAGGAACAGGAAGCAAAACGAGCAGAGAAAGAAGCTCAGAACACTGACAATTTAACCGATTATAAAGCTGTAGCTCTACGAGAGAAAGAAGCTAGGGAGAAAGCGGAAAAAGCTCTTGCTGATAGGCGTTTTAAAGACACTGAACGCAAGAGAAAGGTACAAGAAGATAATGAAGAAGACCCTATTGATGATGATGACAAACCTATCACATCTAGGGAACTCCAAAGAATCCTTACAGAGAATACTCAACAGACTGAAAAACGTCTAGCAGGTTCTCATATAAAGAAACTCGCTAATGGTATATCTACTTCCCCAGAGGAAGCAGAAGCCATTATAGAGATTCATGCCAACCGAACTTTCCCAGCTCACTTATCTCTTGAAGAGCAGATTGAGGAAGCACACGCCATAGCTAATCGAAAGAAGCTAGTCTCTACTAATTCAGAGCTTAAACGAGCATTGAAAAGTAAGAATACCGCATCTAATGATTCAGCTGGAACTCATCGTGATCCAATGGAAGGTACTGCAACAAAGCTGTCTGCGGGCGATACCGCCTCATACAAGCGAGCAGGATTTAACTTTGACACGAGTGATAAACTTTGGAAAAAGAAACTACCGTCAGGAAAGACTTTGATTAAAAATCCAAAGACGAAGCAGACTTATCTATCTCAAAAGCAATAGCTTAATAATTCGGATTACAAAACCGCTATGTCTATATGGCATAGTTTAGTAATTATTATTTAACCCTTGGTTGACCAAGTCGCTTTTTACGTATTTACATAGCGTATTTACGCATAGCGTATTACATCAATCAATCAATCAATTGGCAAAAGCAGACTTAAGAGTAGTAGGGCCCGCAGCAATCTTCCCTAGATACCTAGTATCAGGAGGAACTAAAATCCTTACAGGAGAACCTATCCATAACTTGGGTACATTATCTTCTGGAGCATTAACAGTAAATACAATGGTGAGAGCGGCAGTGGATACGCCTATTATCGCCGCAATCACTACTTCAACTCACAAGTTTGGTGGTATTGCAAACGAAGATGCAGAACTTGTAGCAGCTGGAACTGTTAAGGAGCAATTTTTGAATAGTGCATGTCCAGTACCAAATATTGGACGTATTAGAGGAAAAGCAGAAACCGAAGCAAGTGTAGATACATTAACAGAGCTTGCTCTCCTCATAGGAGATGCAGTGTTGTTTGACTACGCAGCTACAGGAGCTTCTGACGGTGGGCCACTTTACACAATAAAGAACACGGCTTCAGCAGATACATCAGGACTTGAAATTGTCGGTGGAAACACAGCACTTTCAACACTAGATGTAGTTGTTGACTCTAAAGCATATCGTACAGAAGTTTCATAGTTAGATTAGTTAGTAATTATTATTTAATTTTATTAGTAGTGATTAGAAATTCTGTAAGGATATAACAATCACGAACACTATTTTGAACCCATCAGGAGGACATACAGCTGGCTTATCGCCAGACGCAGTGCAAACTGAAATCGACGCTGTAGCATGGGAGAAGTATCAGAGAACAGAACAGCCAAGTTATCTCTCTGCAAACGATACTTTCTTCTTCAAGCAGTCATCAGAACCATTACTCGCATATACATGGGATGAAGATTCCAACGTAGGTGCATTTGATGAGACAGACGAGCAGGAAGAGCTTACTAACACAGATACATTCATTGGTAACACAAAGACCAAGAAAATGCAGAAGTGGACAAAGCAAATTCCAGTTTCAAGCGAAGCATTCCATGCCGACAAGGTAGGAAAGCGAGCTAAAATAGGTGAGCAAATGGGAGACCGAGCAAAGATTACCCAAGACAAGAAAGCTATCCTTAATACATACGGAGATGCTTTTTCAGGTACTATAAACACAACTCCAGATGGAGACGCCCTCGCAAGCGATTCCCACACTACATTAAAAAATGTAAATGTGGACAATCTTGAGACAGCAGCTCTTTCAGCAGATGGATTGTGGACAGTAGTTCAGAGTCTTGCAAACCAGAAGGCACAGGACGGCGAAGCAGGTAGTTATGTATTCGAGGGTATTCTAGTTCCTTTCATTCTCTTTAGAACAGCAAAGGAAGTTATGGACTCTCAACTTATCCCTTTCTCTGGCGAAAATCAAATAAACATTTTCGACACAATATTTGGATCAGTACGAATCGCAGCTTCTATTTTCCTCGGCTCAACTTACAATACAAACTCTAATGCGAACACTTCATATCATGTGCTTTCATCAAGTCACATGATAAATAGAAAGGTTCACAGAGACTTGTACACAAGTTTGATTCCACCAGAAAATACAGCTAACGACTCATATATCTACCGAGGACGTTTCCTAGAAGCACATTTCCCAGAGAGTTTTTGTGGGTATGTTGGAAGTAATGGGACAGTCTAGATTATTATTATCAATTAACTAACCACACATATGAATAAAATCATTACATGGATAATAGGAGTAATCGCAGTGCTTGCACTCGGTATTTCTATTTCAACACTGGTTGGTAATAATCAATCAGCAGTTTCACTAGGTGCATCGGGAACAAGGTTCCCAAATGGTATAAGTGCAGACACCACTTCACCAACAGTAGGTCAGGTACGAGGCACAACACTTGTAACAACAGGTCGTGCTGGTATCGGCTCTACAACCCCTTCAACAGAAGGTGATATTGTCGCAGATGGAACAGCTACCACAACTCTTTTGTTGCAATCATCAACAACAGGTAGAGGTACATGTATTCAAATGGAGACATCTACTGGAGGTACTGTTGCAATTACTGTAAGTGGTACAACCATTTCAGCTGTAGCGACAACTTGTAAATAGCCCCTACACTTTGTCAGTCAAAAATGGCTGATAAAGATGTGCGGGTTACAGAAATCAATACCAATTATAAATTAACTTAAAAATAATGAAAAAATATATATTAACAGTAGTAGCGATAGTTATAGCATTTGTATCTGTATTTGTTTGGAATAAAGACCCTCAAAAAGTAGATGCCCATGTAGTACCAAGTACATCTTTCTTGAATGC